GTATTAATGTTAGATGCTTTTTCTTCAGGACGACCTAAAGGTTCCTTTTCATCATATCCTGTAGGAACATCACCTGTAGGTTCGGTATACATTCTACCTTTACCATATAATGAAGCTAAATCATGTGGTGTACCGTATGAGCGACCTGTAGTTAAAGGATCATTACCTTCGGTTTCAATTTGTTGCATACGGAATTTACGCTTTTGATCTTGAACAATAAGATTTCTGTATTCCTCATACTCATCTTCACTAAAGTGGAAGATGTTATCATAAATCCAATCAGTTGGAAGGAGTTTATTTTCCATGATTTGGGATGCTAAATCTACTTTTTCTTTCATCAACGCAATTCTTTCTTGGTCGTATATAATAGAAGGAGTAGTTAAACGAAGCTCAAAATTAGTCATTTGTTCGTTTTCGTATCCCTGAGCGTATAAGTGAATAATAGCAATTTTATAAAGTTCTGAGAGTAAGATACGTTGGATGCGATCAATTGTACGACCAAAGCGAATATCTTCAGCAGCTAATGTAGCTTTACCTTGAAGATTTTCATCGTAACCCATAAATGCTTTAGGTACCTTAAGAGCGGCAAATAACTTATCTCTTAAGTAAGTTACGTCTTCAATGGCAGCATACTCTAAACCCTTTGTAGTTTCAATTTTAGTTGCTTGATCATTACCTCTAACGGGGATATAAAAATCTTCCATTAGGTTTTGCATGTTATACTTTAAGTTATACTCACCAGTTTTATGATCTTGTAATGGGGTTCTCTTAAGAGTATTAATAGTTTTTTGCATGAAGTTTTCTACTTCATTAGGTGGAATAGAACCAACATTAATAAAGAAAACACGTTTTTCTGGGGCGCGAGCAATTCTATGGATAAGCATTGCATCTTCCATTAACACATATTGCTTGTACAAACGACGAGCAGGTTCAATGTATGAACGGCCATATGGAAGAAAATTAACATCCGAAAGTAAACGGAAGTGGGCTACCTCGTAATTATCAAATTGAATAGTATTTCCTACGGGATCAGCATTAGGTGTCATATAATAACCAGAAGATCCACCTCCATAAAAACCATCAGGACTATAATTAAATACTACTTTAGCTGGATTTTCTGGGTCAAAATTTTCTTTTCTTTCAATGTGATATGCAGAATAGGGGATTACATTATATACACCAAATTTTTCTGAGATTTCTAATTTAAGAAAGAAATCACCATATTTACACATTTGACGAGTCCAAGACCAAAGGTTAAATTCAATATTAAGAACGTCGTAAAATAAATTGTAAAGAATTTTCTGAATGTTTTCATCAGAAGATTTAATTTGTAATACTTCACCTTGTTCATTTTTTAATGAACATTCGTCAGCTATAATATCAAGAGCAGAAGCAATAATTGCGTCTGTATCCATTGTATCATAATCACTATACAAATAAGTTCTAAGATACTGATAATTTAAATTAAATTGAGCACCTAAAAGTGAAGTAGCAGCGGGGTTTGAATAAATACCTTGATATCTACTCATTAAAGAATTAGTAGCAAATTCTCCTGATGTTTGGATTTTATCAGTATCAATTACTTGAAGTTCATTACCTCCTACATTACGAATTACTACGTCTGAAGAAAATAATCTTTTTAATCTTGAAAATAAGCTAGTATTAGCCATAATGTTGTATTATTATTATAAATATATCAGAGTAACCATCTAATATCTTCCTTATTTCCACCTAAATCGTGTATATAAGGGTTTTGAACTTGATTAGAATTATATCCTCCTGAAAAACCATAGCGATTAGCTGTAATATTATTTAAAGTTGATCTGGAGGCATCTAAATTTTGTTGTCTAAATCTATATGAAGTATCTCTCATAAACATAGCCATACCAAAAGACATTACAAGATCATCATTGTAACCTTGTTGTGCTTCTGCTCGGCCGTTTTTCCAGATGAATACTTTCATTTCTTCTAACAATCTTCTTGAATGTATAATAACAGATCTGTCATTTATATATTCTTGAAATTTTCCAATTACCATAGGACGTAGTCTAGATGACATAGTAAAACCAGGTGTCATTTTTGATGTATCCATATATTTGTCAAAATACGAATCAGTTAGTGAGGAATCACTCTTAGGTGAATAATATAGATTAGAATATCCACGATCTATAACAGTTTGTATACTAGCCCACCCAATTGAAGCATTTTCTACTACAAGCAGTGCTTCATTATACTCGGTAGCTATACCTACTAATAAATGACCATATTCTTTAGTTCCAATTTGGCCCCTATATTCAGCAACTTGTGTATTTGAATCAATATCAATTACATGAAATGCTGAATAGTCTTTACCATCACCTCTAGCAACGTCAGCTACAACTAAATAATTTCTTGAATAATCAGCAGGTTGCCAAATCCATAAACTACTATCTACACCTCTTTTTTCAAGTGGTTCTTTAATATAAGTTTTTTCGTAAAATTCAAGGTATTCATTATAGAATACTACATCACCTGAGGATGCGAAATCACAATCACATTCTTGGGCTGCCATTCTAGGATCACCTAAAAGTTCATCTTGTTTTTTTCTCCAAGCCTCATCTCGTTCAGGGTGAACATACCAAGGTAGTTTAATTGGAAGAAAATCATTTTCACTATTTTCGGCTCTAACCCATGCTTGATGGAACCAGTTACCAGTTCCATAAGGAGTAGATAATACAATAGCACCACCACCAGTAGCAAGTGTTTGTTGAGCTGAGGCCCATGTTTCGGCTACGTTTTCAATAAAAGCAGCCTCATCAATTATTAGAAGAGATACTGCTTCTGAACGTGCTGCATCACTATTGGATGATTTAGCTTTAATTTGGGATCCGTTTGCTAATTTTAAACTTAATCGGTTATTTTCTACCGAATCTATTTTAAGCCAAGACGGTAAATTATCAAACATGAATCTTACTTTCGTAACCATGTTTTTAGCTGTTTCCTGAGTGGTTGCAAGACACAACACGTTTCGGTCTCTGTGAAACAACATTAACCATAATGCATACCCACCACCTAAAGTTGAAATACCTAGCTGGCGGGATTTAAGTACAATTGAATAAGGATTATCCCTCCATAAATGGATTACTTTTTCTTGGAATGGATAAAGGTGAAATGGAATTCTACCGCGTTGTGGGTGTTGAATAAAACAGTATTTTTTCATAAAGTGAGCTGGGTCTTGAGCACACTTTATATATTCTTGTTGAATTATCTGTTTTAAATTCGGTTCACTCATTTTCCTAGTTTCCAGTACATACGAGCAGAGATTACTGGAACTAGATTTTGATCAACACCAACTCCCAAGCCGTACGCCTGTCTTTTTTTATTTCTAAAAACCACTTCACCACCTAAATATTGTAATTGGTCTTGGTTTCCAGTTGCTCCAATTCCAAAATATAATTCTCTTTTATTTAGAATAATAGTTTCTCTAATGGTAGTTTGAGGGTAAGTAAAAGTATAACTAATTTTTCTGCTTTTAATCTGATTTTGAGATATAGTATCGGTAATAGTTAAGTTTAAACTATCTAATACTTGTTTATCCTCGTATGTTTTGATAGCATAATAGTCTGATAAGATAGCTGAAGTATCGATTGGAGTACTAAATGTATCAATATCTACTTGAGTGATATACTTTACTTTAGGGGTATATACTGGGTATGTTTTTTCTATAATAAAAGATTCAACAATAGTATCTCTAATGATCTGTGGTTCAGTAGGTGTACCTTTACCTGAACAACTTCTCATTAAAAAAATCACAACTATCAACACTACTATAAGTAGTGATTGAATATTTTTAAAATATTTCATTACTTAAGCTTAGATACCTTATCTTCGATTTCGATTTTGGCTTTTGACCATTCTGTAGCGTACTTGTCTTTATCTAAAACACGGTTAGCGTTATCTACTACACCAGCATCTCTCATATCCTTTAGAAATGCTTTAACTAATTTAGTTTTTTCTTGAGCGCGGAGTTGAGCTGCTTTACCTTTTTCAAATTTACCACCTGAACCAGCTAGTTTACGTAGTTCCAAATCGGATGGTCCCTCTTGGTCTTCGCTGTCAGAATAGTATTTTTTAGTCATTGAGAATGTTTTTACCTTCTCGTCTTTTTTCTTAGCAGCAGGATTTGCTGATTTAGGGCGACCACGCATTCCTGGCTCTTTAGGCTCTTTAGCTGGTTTGTTTGGATCTGCTTTACGTCCGCGTTGACCTACTTCTCTTTCGCCTCTTACTAGATCGATAAATTTATTAAGTTGGTTATCGAATAAATCGTCGTCTGGTCCTAGCGCAGCCTGAACTTTATCGTCTGTTTTAATGGCCTTACGGATGTCTTTCTTTTCTCCGTCTTTATTTTTTTCGATTACTTTTTCGATAGCTACTTTTAGATCACCTGCGATTTTAGCCATTTCGTTAAGCGCCTCGTCTTCGGCAATGGTTACAGGAGCATTCATTTCTTTAGCTTTCATGATAGCAGCTTTAACTGTAGCAGGGTTTTCGTCCTTAACGTCTGCTGGAGTTGTATCTTTATCTACGATTGTTAATTCGCTTACGATCATTTCACGGATAGCCTCCTTTAATTCAGATATTTTCATTTCTAGAAAT